AAGAAATTGAGGAAGATATGGTTAAATTAGAAGAAAAAGTTTTAGACACTATCCAGAAAACATTAAGTAATCCATTGTCAGGTATGCAATGAACATAGATATGAAATCAATTTTACCTTATTTGGTTATAGCCTGTTCTATTGCTATGTCTTGGGGAATGATATCGCAAAGGCTAGAAGCAGTTGAGAGTAAAGTTGAAACTATCGTACAAATACAAATTGATTTAGCTGTTATAAAACAAAAGCTAGTCAGCATAGAAGAATTATTACAAGACAAATAATACACTCATATTACTAAGGATAAGGAGGACTTTATTAAGGAGTCCAATGTATAACACAAAGTCAATCCTGGTGTTGTCAGACACACACTTTCCATACCAGAAAAAAGAATATTTTAAGTGGATTAAAAAACTTAGAGATAAGATAAAGCCAACTATGGTTTTAATGATTGGTGATTTATGCGATCAACATTCTATATCTGCCCACCTACACTCTCCACAACTTAAAAATATTAAATACGAATTAGAAGAAGCTAAAGTTTGTATTCAAAAATTAAGAAAGATATTTCAATGTCCGATGCCTATTATGTGGGGTAATCACGATATAAGAATACAAAGACTTGCTGAAAAGTCATCTATGCCAGAGTCTTTTCTAAAAGATATAAACGAAATACTAGGTATAGATCTTAAATGGAAATGGACTTGGCACGATAAGTTAATTTTACAACTACCTAATAAAACACAAGTATTTTTTACACATCATTTTAAATCTAATGTTTTAGCTAGTGCTAAAGAATTAGGAATGAGCCTAGTTACAGGTCATCAACATACAAAGAGTTCATGTGAGCTTTTTTCACATCCTCTAGCTCTTAACTTTGCTATGTGTGTTGGTTCTAGTATTGAGCCAAGACATGAAGCATTTAAGTATGGAAAGAACTTTATTAAAAGGCCAATTATTTCATGTGGAAGTATAGTGGACTCTGTACCACAACTGCACCCAATGTTTCTTGATAAAGATGGAAAATGGACAGGCCAAGTATGAGAATAGTTTATCAATCCGGTAAACTTTACCTAAGTCTTACTAAGGATGAATACAAAGATATAGAACCAGGTAAACCGACAGAGTTGGATATATCTCTTATACCTGTTTTGTTTCAAGACATATCACAAGTAACCCATGAAAGATTAAAGGAGCAAGAATGAATATAAAAGAAGTTACAAAAATTTCTATTAAATCTCACGAAGGTTTTAGACTTGAACCATACAGATGTACAGAAAATCACTTAACAGGTGGGTATGGTCATAAATTATTAGTTGGTGAACAAGTACCCAAAACAAAAGAAGGTTGGGAAGAAGTCTTTGAAAAAGATTTTAATAATGCTTGGTCTAATACAGAACAATTCTGTGAGACACACAATCTGCCAGATAATGAAGAGATGATGTCTATTTTGTGTGAAATGATTTTTCAACTTGGTTTTACAGGAGTTAGTAATTTTAAAATGATGATAGAGGCTTTGAAAATACAAAATATGGAAGAAGCACACCTACAGATGAAAGACTCAAAGTGGCATCAACAAACTACTAATCGTTGTGAATCCTTAGCAGAAAGAATGAGGAACGCATAATGTGGACTATGTTATTAAAACCCCTAATGGGTGTAGCTGGTGATGTTGTAAAAGGAGTAGTCGATACTAAAAAAGCTAAAGCAGAACAAAAGATTACTAAGATAAAAGCTGAAACTGATCTTATGCAAAAGCAAATATCTGGAGACATTGCTTATGATGTTCAAGCTGTTAAATCCGGTGATAACAGTTTTAAAGATGAGGCATGGACTGTCTTATTCATTTTAATTATTGGAAGTTGTTTCATACCACCATTTCAACCTTATGTAGAAAGAGGCTTTGATGCCCTAGCAAGGACACCAAGTTGGTTTCAATATGCCATGTATGGAGCAATCGCAAGTTCATTCGGATTACGAGGAATGGGAAAGGTACTAGGTAAAAAATGAGTACAGTTAAAGAAGTAGAATCAAGACTTAGAAAAGAAAAAAGAATTAATAAAGAATTAATTAAAGAGATTGAAGAAAAAAATCTACATATAAAGTTTCTTACAGATCGTCTGGACACAAGAACGAACGAGAAGTTTGAGTTAAATACAGGTGTCTTAAATATGACTGTCGATCAATTTATTGAAATGAAACAAAAATCTAATGACAAATCATAATGGTAGCAAAGAAATTTCAAAATCCTAAAGGTGGATTAAATGCTGCTGGAAGAAAAAAGTTTGGATTAAAAGCACCTGTTAGTTCTGGTGATAATCCTAGACGAGCAAGTTTCTTAGCTAGAATGGGCAACATGAAAGGGCCAGAATATAAAGATGGCAAACCAACCAGGTTGTTACTTAGTTTAAGAAAATGGGGTGCATCATCCAAAGCAGATGCAAAGAAGAAATCAAAATCAATATCTAAAAGAAACAAAGGTAAATAAAGAAAGGAACAATAATCATGCCAATGGTAGGTAAAAAAAAATTTAAATATGACAAAGCTGGTAAGAAAAAGGCAAAGGCATACGCAAAGAAAACAGGTAAAAAGATGACTAAGAAGAAGGGTTATTAATGCCTAGTAAAAAAATACCTAAAGGATTTCATAAAACTAAAGATGGTAGGGTTGTTAAAAAAGGACTTTATTTCAACATGAATCAACGAAAAAAAAATAAAACTAGCCGAAAAGGAAAAGGCACAGTAGCAACCAAAGCATTAAAACAGGCAGCAAAAACAGCTAAGAAGTAAATGCAAAAGTTAGTTGTAGTCAAATGGATTGATAGTGGTCTTTGCGACTCAGGATGGGTGGAGGCTAAATCTTATGAAAAGAAACCTATGCCAATATGCTATTCAGTAGGTTGGTTGTATAAAAAAACTAAAGATAAAATTATTTTGTTTTCTGGTTACAGTTTAGAGAATGGAGAATATGTAGATGGCAACGAAGGTACTCTCCAACTTATTTTAAACAAATGTGTCTTAGAAATTAAAGAATTAACCCCATAGAAACATACTAGAGGGGTGTTAAAACCCCTCTAGAAACTGATTTAAATGGAAAAAATTTAAGACTTTTTTTGATTTTTTTGTCTAAATCTAGGTTTTAGATCAACTTGTAATTCGTTACCAACAACACAACTTATTTGATATTTACCTGATTCAAGTTTGTCTGCATTTTCTTTAGATAGTTTATAATAACTTCTTGATATAGCAGAAGTATATTCATTAACAGTTTTATTCATAATTTATCTCCTTAACTACATAGATACTTATTAGACTAAAAAGTTTCATAATTATTTCACTTTTTTAGACGATAAATGCCATAAAGGACTAAGAACTCTATTAAAGACCGATATGCGAACTTGTGGCTTTACTACAATAGATTTAATAACTCTCTTATTAAATTGTATTGCTTGTGGCGTATTAGGGATTTTATAGGTGTACATTAGGCAACCTCACTTATAACTTCTATTCTCTGCATATCTTTAAAAGCTATAAAACCTAAATCTTTAAAGTCTTGGTCTGTGATATACTTAATAGAATTATCTAATAGTATTACTCTGTAATAGTATCTAGTCATTAATAGTTCTCCTTATTTTCGGAACTACCAAACACTCCATAAACACTCCATAAATTTTTGCATTTATTGGTAATGCTTGGTAATTCGTTATCCAGATTTGCAATGTTTCGTATGTTTTTGCACATTCTGGTTAGAGATTACATTTTTACCAAAGATGTGGCAAGTGTTTATTTTCATTGTTTTTCAAGGGTTTTTTCATTATCACTCCATAAATACTCCATAAATTTACAATGTATTAAGAATCTTTCTCTTTCTTTGTAATTCTATGTGTGTGTAATTTGTAACCATATTTTTAGTTTTCCAACCACCAAGTGATTGAATATCTTTATCACTACCACCATTGTTTCCAATAATTGAAGCGAAACCATGTCTTGCTGAATGTCTTTTCTTTTTAGGATCTATACCTGCAAACTTACACATTTTATTCCAACGAACACCAATACCCTTGTTTGAATTTTTTTTATCTTGCAAGTTTTTCCAAGAGAATAAATATCCTTCCCTGTTATTGATCTTTTGTAACCAATGCCACAATGACAATTCTGGTTCATTATAGTTTTCGTGTATAGGCTGTTCTCTATAATTTTTGGTTTTATTTTGAAAAACTCTAATAATTTTATTATCTAAATCTATAATGGGAAGGCCTTGATTTGTTGTATTTTGCCAACTTAGATCAAGAGCTTCTTGTAACCTAAATCCTGTTCTAAAAAGAAATACTAACAAGAATACTATTTCATAATCATTATGCTTAGTACACTTCAACACTTCTTCTTTTAACCAAAAGAATTTTTCTCTTTGTTCCTGGTTGAGTACACTTAACTTAGTAAAAACAAAGTTTCGACACCAATCTCTATTACCTGTGTTACCAAACTTTATTAATGACTGTAGTGGACTAATTAAACTAGAATTAATGGTATTATTGTTACTTGATAGTTTTTTTCTTTCTTCAAATTCTATTTCATTAAAGTTTATTTCTTCATATTTTCTTATACGATCACCAATTTCAGTACCTTCAGGATATCTTTTATAAATAAATTTTTGAACATCATCATCAGTAATTTTATTTAAATCAATTATTCGCAGTTCATTTGATAATCTTTTTAAATGTATAAAATATCTTCTCTTATCTTTTGTAGGTTTTTTAACTTTTAAAAATTCATCAATAGCCTTTTCAACTGTAACTTTTGTGTTTGGTTGAATGTTATTTAAAAATCTTGTTAAAAATAACTGTGCATCAATTTTCTTAATACACTTAGTGCTTTTTGATCTGATATAATAAGGCTTTTCGTTTAGATAATAAGTACCATTTATCTGCCAAAATGGTGACTTTTCTTTTATAAGTTTAAGCATAATGTTTGTATCTCCTTCACATCTTGGGCATTAAAAACCCATTTTGTGCCTAACTTACGATTTAAACATTTTGCGTCTGGATGTTTTAACCTTAACTTATTTAGTTGATAATTTAAAGACCTAACATTTTTTACTTTAAATTTTGGGTATATTTCTTCTGCTGTGTATAATTCTTCTATCTGATTAGTCATAATAATTTCTCCTGATTAGTGTTTTCTGGGGTTTTCCAAAAGACATTACATAACCTAAATTGTGGTTCATTCTTGTATCTTGGTGGAAATACTCTTGTGGTTCTAGTCATTAATGCTGATTTTAATTGCTCAACATCTAAGAACATTTTTTCTTCTCTATCGAGTCTTGTTAAAATCATGCCACCTTTTTTAATGGCTCTTTCTATTTCATAGTCTTTTATAGAGGCTTTACCCTGCCATAATCGACCAATTCTTCTTGTTGGGTACTTCATGTTTGTATGCCTCCTAACTTTAATTCAGCACGATTAGTTGCATTAGCATCAAGCATAAATTCTTTCTTAGTAAGAACTCTCTCCAGCTCTGCCTTAGAGTCATCCATAATCTCTTGTGCTTTTGCAATTTCTTTATTAAACGCAATAACTGTTGTATCTGTTTCAGCTTTTGCTTTTCTATCTTCTACAGATAGTTTTTCATTAGAGAATTTAGACTCGATATACACTTGGTACTTTCTATAATCTCTAATCCTGACTGCTTCATCTCTAACCCTTCTGGCATTAAAAAAATTTATATGTGCCTCGTGGATAGCATCAGCAATCTTGTCAGGATTAAATCCTTCGGAGTGAACCATTGGCTTTTAACTGCTCCTTTACTTTATCTAAAATGATTAATTTTAATTTAAGATTTGTCTTTGCATCATTATGACAGAGGTCGTGGCAACTTCTGTCTAGACAAGCCAAATTTTCTATATAATCGAGGCACTTAGATCCACCTGATCCTTT